AAAAGACTAAGTGAATCAAAAGGTTCAAGTTCAAAACCAACTCGTTCTACAAAACCAGCGAAAGCACAGGTATTGTCAGAAGGAGCAGAGTTAAAAGCAAGATTCAAGAAATTAGCAAACATACTTTAGGAGACTAATCGTGAGTAAATTAAATTCAATAGAATCTTTGATGGACGGATATAATCCACAAAGACAACTATTAGAGCAAACACGTCAGTTAGTTAAAAAATGGGAACCAACAGGCCTATTAGAAGGTATGGAAGATGAAACAAAAAGACACGGAATGGCGGTCCTACTTGAAAACCAAGCAGGTCAGTTAATCCAAGAAGCATCAGTTACTGGTGGACAAAACGCAGAAGAGTGGAGTGGTGTAGCTTTACCATTAGTTCGTAGAATTTTTGGTGAGTTAGCAGCACAAGACTTTGTGTCAGTTCAACCAATGAACTTACCTTCTGGTCTTATTTTCTATCTTGACTTCAAATATGGAACAGACCAAACAGGTAACCATACAGAAAACTCAGATGTATATGGTAATACATCAGGGTCTAACACAGACGCAACCGGCGGTCTATACGGCGCAGGTAAATTTGGATACTCAATTAACGACAAAGACACAGCAGCCCTAGCAATTCACGCATCAAATGTTGATGCTGATGAATTTACATCAGGTTCAGTAGCTTGGTCAGACGTTGAGTTCGAACCAGACCTATCAGCATCAGTAGCATTAGGTGCTAACGCAGATAATGGTCTTGTGAAGATTACTACATCAACATTAGCATACACAAATGCTGATACAGACGGAGTTAGAGCATTCTCTATCTCAGGTTCTGGTTATGATGAGTTCTTCCCAGCATACACAAAATTCGATAAAGACAATGACCAAATTAGCTTTATCGTGAAAAAATCAGTAGCTACTAAACCGCTTACTGCGGTGGTTAGCTATCACGCACAACCAACAACAAATTATAGCAGAACTGATTTTGAAGCAACAACAGGTAACATAGATGCTAACCCAGAGGCAGACATCGATATTCCTGAATTAGACATCGCATTAAAGAGTATTCCAATCATTGCGAAAACTCGTAAGTTAAAAGCAGTCTGGACACCAGAACTTGCACAAGACTTAAATGCATATCACTCAGTTGACGCAGAAGCTGAATTAACATCATTACTTTCTGAATATATTTCTATGGAAATTGACTTAGAAATTCTTGATATGTTAAAAGCAAATGCATCAGCAAAAGAAGAGAAATGGTCAGCAAGAGTAGGATTTGAATTCAACTCAGCTACTTCTCTATTTGAAGAGCAGTCAGGTGCTTCAAACGCTTACACAAAAGGTGAGTGGTTCCAAACACTTGGAAACAAAATACAAAGTGTAAGTAATGCAATTCATCAGAAAACACTAAGAGGTGGAGCAAACTTTATAGTTGTATCACCAGAAACTGCAACAATCCTTGAATCAATTCCTGGATATGCAACAAGTGCTGATGGCGACGCTAACACAAATCAATTCGCTATGGGTGTTCAAAAAATAGGGGCAGTTAACAACAGATACACTGTTTACAAAAACCCTTATATGTTAGAAAACGATATATTAATTGGTTTCAGAGGACAAAACTTCCTTGAAACAGGTGCGGTTTACGCTCCATATGTACCGTTAATTATGACACCGCTAGTATATGACCCTAAAAACTTCACGCCAAGAAAAGGTGTGATGACAAGATACGCTAAGAAGATGGTTCGTCCAGAATTCTATGGTAAGGTCATAGTTGCTGATGTAAACTTCGTGTAAGTTGACATTTTCAATTAATACTAATAGTTGAATAAATAAAAAGCCCCCACTTTTGTGGGGGTTTTTTGTATTTCTTATATTTATTAATGTATATACAATTACTATTAATAGGAGATTCTAATGGCTCAAGAACCAATATGGCCAGGTTCGGGTTCCGCAGTAAGCGAATCCACACCATTTGGGTTATATGACAATGACACAGAATTCCAATCAGAAGCCCCACAAGTTGCAACTTGGTGTGCAAGAAGATTGGGATACCCAATTATCGATATAGAACTACAAGACACGCAGTTTTATGCTTGTTTAGAGGAGTCTATATCAGAATATAGTGCACAAGTCAACCAATTCAACATTCGTGACAACTTATTACATCTAAAAGGACAATCAACAAGTTCAAACTTCACTCATAAACGAGTAAAGTCAACTTTATCTGAAAATATTTTCATTTCAGAAGAATATGGACAAGAAGCATTGGTTGGTGGTTCATTAGAGGTAAAAAGAACAGCAGTCTCAGTCAATTCAGGTAGTCAAACCTATGATTTGAACGCATTAGTTAGTGAAGTGAGTGAATCTGGCGCAGCCATAGAAGTTAAAAAGGTTCATTATGAAGCCAGACCAGCAGTCACAAGATACTTTGACCCATATGCTTCAACAGGTTTTGGAACATACAATATGTTGGACGGATTTGGGTTTGGTAGTTATTCACCAGCGATTACTTTCGTATTACAACCGATTTATGCAGACTTATTAAGAATACAGGCCATTGAATTCAATGACCAGATTAGAAAATCTGCATATTCTTTTGAAATTCGCAATAATCAGTTAAGAATATTCCCTATTCCGACAGAATCAGGTTCATTATTTATTGAATATGTTAAAACTGATGATAGAGATAATCCATTAAGAACAAGATATAGTGGTTCTAATGATGTAGTATCAGATTATTCAAATGCACAATATGATTTTATGGTTTATTCCAATATAAATGATGTTGGTAAACAATGGATAAGAAAATACACATTAGCATTAGCAAAAGAATTGTTAGGTATTGTTCGTTCTAAATATGGAACAATCCCTATTCCAAATTCAGAAGTTTCACTTGACGGAGATACATTAAGAGCCGAAGCAACTGCAGAAAAAGAACAATTAATAGAACAATTGAGAGAAAACTTAGAACAAACAAGTCGTAAGGCACTTATGGAAGCACAAAGAGATGAATCTGAATCTCAACAAGAAACTCTAAGAAAAGTTCCTTACCCAGTTTACATAGGATAATTAAATGCCACAAAGATATTATGGAGCGAAAGATTTGGCAACCATAGAAAAGTTCAATAGGGAACTTTTAGGTGAACCAAATATTGATGATTGCGGAATTATAGACCAGTTTGTAATACTTTATAGAGTTTCAGTTTATGAAACAGAAACCAATATGTATGGAGAAGCATCAGAAGGTAAAGTTTACAAACAAGGTGTAAAACTTCCTTGTATTGTTGATGCGTCAGATTTTGATTTCAATTATGACGACTTCGGACCAGACAACAGACAAAGTGTTTCATTTGCATTTCAAAGAGCATACTTAGTTGAAGTAGATTTAAAGCCAGAAATAGGCGATATAATGCAGTGGAATGATGGTTATTTTGAAGTAGATAAGTTCAATGAAAACCAATTGATAGGTGGTAGTCCAGATAATAGTCATTCAATAGTGGTGTCAGCTAACTTAGTGAGAAGACCAACTGTGAACTTAGAAGAATATAGAGGATTTTAATGCCAAGAAATAAACCAATACCAAGAAGTCAACGACTAATATTTAATCGTGGAGAAAAGATAAGTCGTAATTCACCGGGTGCAACAGATGATGTAAAGAATTTGTCAGTCGGAATTATGGATATGGACTCTGCTATTATGTATTATTTCAATGAAGTAATCAAACCTGAGGTAGAGGTCAATAAAGAAAAAGTTAAAGTCCCTTGTATTTACGCATCACCAGAAAGGTGGAACGCAATTTCAAAACAAGGGTTTCTAAGAGATAAGAAAAAACAAATTATAGTTCCGTTGATTGCATTTAAACGAACAGGTATGAGTCGTAATGATAATATGCCAATTGATAAATTAGATGCGAACGACCCAAAGATTTTTTATACATTTCAAAAAAGATATTCACAACAAAATCGTTTTGACAAATTTAGTGTTCAAAAAGGTTTAGAACCAAATAGAGAATACTATAATGTTTCTATGCCAGATTATATGAATCTAACATATGAATTTACTATATGGACATCATATATTGAACAAATGAATAAGATTGTTGAAAAGATTAATTATTCAGATGGTTCATATTGGGGTGAGCCAGGTAAAATGAAATTTAAAAGTTCTATTGAAAGTTTTTCAGACGCATCACAAATAGACGGAGAAAAATTAATTCAAACTACTTTTAGTGTAAATCTATATGGATATATTTTACCAGAAACATTTGACGGAAAAACAACAACACAAAAATATTTAACACCTAAAAAACTTATAATTAGAGAAAGCACAGAAAAAACATTAGTTGA